TTCCTTCATACATCCTTCATAGCGGAACCGAAGTTGAGTGGCTAACCTCTTCGCAAAGGAATTATAGGTGGGAATCAACGCAGTAACCCGATGGCAGTTAAAGGAAAACATATACCCCAACGCCTCTTTCGCCGCCTGGATGATTTTAGAATGGGGATATTTCTTATCCCACATGCAGAAGTGGATATTAGAAGAGGTTGAGTTTTCGTAGAGGTCGTTGAGGATAACAATCCCAGCATCTTCAACTAAGAAGTAATGGGTATTAACATCTAACATCCCACCGATAAACAATCCCGGGTTGTTGATTGTGAAATCATCAAACGCATACTCTTGAGTTCTAACCTTCTCCCAAGTCTGTTCAATAACCTTGGGATCACTCAACCGTGTTAAGGGCGTTAAAAGATGAAAACTCGGTAGTTCACGTTCGCCACGCTCGCTTGTAGAAATATCTGTCTGTTGGTCCATATACCCGCTCCAATTTTGAAGTCTACGTATCCATCCTTCCATACGAGTAACCACCCCGTAGGGATTCTACCCAAATTATGGGTGAGAGTAAAGTCGGTGTTGATTACGTTTGGGGTTATTCCAGTCACCCAAGCTCCGTTGATGTTTACCGTTCCAGTTTGGTAGGTACCAAATTCGATACCTCCGTTGATTGTTTTGATAACTTCGTCCAGAAACTCAACTAGTTTACGGTTTGTGAAGTCTTCGGTGATAAAATTAGGTACCTGCAACTTTTTCACCTCCGTCTTCAAATTCTGGAAGGAAGCCGATTAGGCTTACTGCTCCCCCTCCTCCAACTCGGGTGATTTGCATGATGATCAACTCACCAGAGATCTGGATTTCAAAAAACCCAGTACGTTCGGTTTGATCCGCTAGAGCGGTGCCTATAGAAGCATTCGCAGTCTTTTGATCAAACGAATCTACACCAACACTCGGTCTCCATGAGGAGACAGTAGCCGTCAATACAGCTACACCATAATTCTCATACCAGAACCGTATCCTCCTCAACTTCTTTTCAAACCCAGGTACGTCCCAAATAGTGCCGTTGAATATCAATGTTCCTGCTTGTTGACCGTTGAGATTCGTAGCGTCCAAGTATTGGGTAGTTACTACTGGTGCATTTGTAGTTGAGGAGAATAACAAGCGGCGCAGATTGTCTTGAATAATTCCAACAGGGATTAACAATACTGCAATCAACACTACAGCAGTATCCACATTCCCAATTGCTGCAGTTCCTATCCTTAGAGTATCTGTATACGATCCACCCAAAGGACTGGGAGCTGTTGGAGTAGCAGTAACGTTAAACGTAGTAGTATTACCGGGAGCTAAGGTTAAAGGCAGGCCAGGTAATCCCGTCAAGCCAAACGGAGTTCCTCCCAACAACGCAATAGTGTTTATCGTCACGTTTGCCGAACCTACATTCTTTACCACCACCACAATAGGAGTTGCAGAATGAGTAACGATCGTTGTTGGAAAATTAATCGGAGAAGGACTGACATTTAACGCTCCTCCCGCTCCCGGCGCTGTTCCTGATATCGCGGCAGAGTAAGGAGCTCCATCAGTTCCTGTTGAACAGGTGATATTCAACGTGTCGTTAAACGTCCCAGCAGCGACAGGAGAGAACCTCAACGTGAAGTTGAAGTTATCTCCAGCCTTCATCGTACGGGGGATTGTAGGTAGACCGATTAGAGAGTAAGGAGCTCCACCTATCGTTATGGAGTTAAGTGTAAATGATAAATCCCCGCCATTGGAAACATTAATAACTATATCTGCCGTGGACCCAGCAGCTACCGAACCAAAACCTAACGCACCAGCTGGTGATACAATCAACTCAGGAGGATTAAACCCTCCACCTCCTCCTCCAGGTGGAATGATTGGCATTATGACACCGCCACATTCCCCATCCAAGAGATGGCACCGTAGGGCAGTTGTTCGTTCACCCAGGATTTGTCGTCGAAGTGGAATACCCAGATTGAGGAGATGGTGTTGTTGGAGAGCGGGATGGAGAGCCAATATGAACGATAGTCTATACCAGCAGCCAGTTGACCTAACTGACAAGACCAGGGGCGGCCGGATGCACTCGCCAGATCTGCAAAGATTGACTTTTTGGCAGGCCCTCCAATATGTTCTGGGGTGGAGAGCGAGAACAAATAAAAATCATCCTCTGATGCGAAGATGGAGACATCTCCGTAATTTGCTAGGGTGTATTCATAAAACACCCCTACTCCAACTGGACCAGAGTTGAAGTTAGAGATAGCGAACCGGGGTAAAGACCCTGTCTTGGATAAAATCGAAATCCCATGAGAACGGTATATCGCCATATTATCTCGAATAACAGCCACACCAGTTATCTCATCCTCAACCTCAGGGATGATAAAACTTCCTGCGGTAGGGTCAACAGCGGGATTCCATTCCAAATGGTTATTAATCGCAGAAAACTTTCCTGCATTCACCGAACCCTGTCCCAAGTTCAAAAGGAACAACGACCCGCCTAACTTTGAAAGAAACAACCCTCCAGGAGCGTCACTGTTATTCTGGATACCTTGGGAACCATCTAACCATTGTAATATAGGTGTTCCATTCACCCAGAACATACGGTTGAGGAAGACTTCTACTGAATAAGTCTGGTTGGATGAAGGGATTAGAAACGTTCCTATATTCCCTTGGTCTAGATATCCTGCACCTGTGAGGTAGTAAGCTTTATCTTTGGTGAGAATACCAGTATGGTTAAAACCCATTACATCCTGGAAGGTCACACCTCCAGCAATCACCTGACCGTTAGGAGGGTTGTTAAACGCTACAAGATTTGGAAAGGATTGAATCCGCCCTTTATTCAACAGCCATCCTGTTATCTGCCGAAAGGAGTTGTGAGGTAAAAACGCCGCAGGCAGAGAATTATCCCATCCAGTGAAAGGTGGAACAATCATCCTTGAGCGGTCGTAGGTCATTTATGCCCCTTAAGGGTTTGCTTGAAGGTAATCTTCCAAACGTACCACACACGCAACACTTACCACCATATGTTCTTTGAGAGCTCCGAATAACGGTCCTGCGTCATCGTCGATGAAGGTAACCCCAGAGTGTTGTTCAATACCTCCGATAGAGGCTACCATTTGGGCGATCTTCATCTTCACATCGTTTTGTACCTTGTGTTTCAAATCCTGATCCATAATCACCTCGTATAACTCATTCTGCTCCCACGGGGTTGTAAACCATAATCACGCGCAGGAGCGTTAGCTTGTTTGCGTGTTTGGAGGTTGGAAAGCATACCTGGAATGTACTTTCCACTACCAGGATCGGTGTATCCATAAAGCAATCGTTGAACATTCATCGCTTTATCAGGTTCACCGAGGAAGACATGACCACGCATGATGGCTCCGTAGTCGACAGCCTCCAACCAGTCGTCAGGAACGTTGAGTACTGTTGCGGAAACAGGGTTAGCAATAACTGGTTTATCCCAAAGGTCGAGAACCATCTGATACGGACCAGCATCAAAAGGTGGAGAGAACAACAAATTCCCCTCATACAATGTATACATTCCAGGTACCCCTGGTGTAAGGGGGGTAGATGTTACTCCTGTGAAGTCTCCCGATTTACGTAACGACTCGATATCAGTGAACTTAGGTTTTGTTACCCCACCATTCTGATCGTAGAACACCAAGGAATTTATCGCACGAGCGGTTGCAGGAAACGCGAACTGAAACGTAGAGGACATCATTTCGGTAACCGAATCCTCCAACTGTTCAAAGTTAAACCCCATCGCGATGGAGATATAGGAGTTCTTATACCACACATCGACGCGAGAGGGGGAACCTGTAGTTATATCAGACCTCCCCCCCAACTCTAACGCCACATCTCCGGTTCTTTGCGCAATGGTTGCCATCTAAACTCCTAACGTTTCAAATAAGAAACAATCCCTAACAATGCCAAAAGAAATCCTACTCCCGCCACAAGAAAACTCCAACCTTGTTTTAACCCTGCACCTGTCGATTCGTTTTTGGTAACTCGGGTTTCTAAAGCACCAATACGGTCGATCAATGCTTGGTGGGCGGAAGAATATTCCATACGAGGTAAGAACTTAACCTCTCTATCATCCATCGCCTGTCGCCACTCATTTGCGTTATCTCTCCATTTCTCTACGTTGTGTTCGGATTTGTTTATAGCCGTTTCTGACGACGCTAATGCTGCTTTCACCGCCTTCTCGTGTTCCTTTAGAAGAGCGATAAAGTGTTCGTGTAAAGTATCAACCGTCCAACCACTTT